CGGGCATTCCCTGTTAGCAGCCGTTAGGCCACACCCCTGATGAAGGGTTCACACCGTTCCAAATGCTGTGTTACCACAGCCCCGAACCATGACTGATCCGCCCCATTTAATCGCTGCGGCGTGATACTTTTGCAGTTTACAATCGCCGTGTTGACCAAATGTCCACAATACTTCTCCAGAAGTTCGTTCGTTGTTCCTTTTAAAATAACATGTTCACTCTTGCAAATATGTGGGTTCCGCTCTAACAATCGCTCACCAAGCATGGTTCCTGTTCTGTCAAAGCAGAAGAATTCATCCGCCTCCAGCGCCCCCTTTAAGGGCAACCCGCCGATGTGTTCCATCAGCATAATCAAATCAGGAGTTAATGTTTTGAAAGTTGATTTAGTCCAAAGCTTTCCACACTTCATATCATCGCGGTACTTCCCAAGCAAGTTCACAATGTAGTTTCGCACGCCATCCTCGTTCATCATCTCCGGGTTTTTGAGAATGGATGCGCAGTAGTCGTTCAACGCCTTATGCTTATCGGCATACATGCCAAGAAAGCAGTATGTATAAATCGGGTCGCCGTCTGTGATCTTTTCAAACCAGTTGATGCTGTCATCTGCGATGGAGCGGAACTTGTCATACGGCAGGTCCAAATCTTGCAAAATCTGGTAGTTTGCCCGCGTCATAAGCGGCTCGGTATCGGCATCGAAGTTCCACTTGGCAATACCAAAACAATGGTTGTACTTCTTGAACTGATACCAATACTCCTCCCAGTCCGCAATCGTGCCGGTTTTGTTGAAGTAGGAGTATCCTTTGTACTGCCCCTCCGTCAAAATCATCAACGGTTCTGCGCCTGGGCTTACATCGTGCTGCACGCCCCAGATATCTGTAATGAACCGCACGCCGCGCTCTGCAAAAAAAGTCTCATAGTCAACACTATGGACCACGCCTTTCATCAGAGGGAGCCTGATCACCGCGCTCGTAATAGGTGTGTCACTGCCAATCCTACGGCGAACTTCCTCCATAATTTTTGGATGTGCAATGCCGCAGCCGTCAAATGCGTTGATGGTAATGTCGCGGACGCCTTCCGTGATGTCTTTCTGTGTCCAATCACGCTCTGCACCGGTGTTCTTATCCTTGAACTTGATCTTTTTATCATACACATACTTGATGTGCTGGTCTTTGATGGTCAAAAAACAGTCAGATACAACGACAATATTCGGCACCCAGCCCTCAATGCAATGGCAACTGGAGAAGCAGAGGCCACGATAACCAGAATACTTCGATATAACGCACTTATCAAAAGTTATTCCCATCGTGATACGCTTGTCCAACTCCCTGGCGATCCGTCTGTCCACAAAACTCAGGATGCCTTGCCGTACCATGCTGGCACTGCGCTCACTCACCACAAATTCCTGCTTGCCAACCT